ATACCTGAAATAGTCATTCCCCAAATTGATATTATATATGGCGGCCAAACTTATGCGCAATCAAGCTTTCATCGCCCTCTCTGGGAACCTGTCACTGTGAATTTTACTGTAGACAATAGAATGAATAACTATTGGGTCATATATTCTTGGTTGAACATGTTAAATGATGCTGAAACAGGCATTTATGATCCTAAAAATCTCACTAATCGACCTGCTGAGCTTAGAAACATAAAACCAACTATTGATTCTATTGCAGAATATTCTACTGATATATCACTCTATCTTTTAGATGAATATGACAAAAGAGTAGTAGAATTTTTATTTAAAAAAGCATTTCCTACATCTTTGGGGGGAATGAACTTGAATTACCGCACTTCTGATGAGATAGAAACAACATTTACCTTTGCTTATTCTCAGTTTATTGTAAAGCTTGTAGAAAATGTTGACAATCTATAAAAAAAATTCAAAACTTTGTCTCAAAATAAATAAATACTTTATATGGCACGTACGATTCAAAGCCCCGGCGTTCAAATTTCAGAAGTAGATCTTTCATTGACACAGGCACCAGCAGGAGTAACATCAATACTATTGCCTGGGTTTGCTTCTAAAGGACCTGTTGCTGAGACAATTGCAGTTGCAAGCCTCTCTGAATTTGAGCAAATCTACGGTACACCTACAAATGCTGCAGAAAGATATTTCTACCATTCTGTTAAAGGTGCTTTTCAAAGCCCTTCTGATATTATAGTTTACCGTCTACCTTATGGTGAAGGTGCTGGTATCAATACAACTGATCTTTACACAGCATTAGTTTATCCTGTTGCTGCATATTATCCTGGTACTAGCGCAACTAATGCTGCCAGCTACACACCTGTGACTAAAGGTCAGTATAGCAATACACTTTTAACTGGTGCAAGTGCTACATATGTATTTGGTAAACCAACACACTACAGGCTAACACAACAAGAATATTTGGATATTTTGCGTGGCACAGCATTTACATGGAGCCCTACAAGCAGTGCTGCAAATGGTAGCATCAATACATCTTTTGCTTCTGTTACAGATTTTGGCAAAGCTGGATTAATTGTTCTTAATAAATCACAATCTTCAATTAACAGCAGATATGAAGGGTATTATGTTGGTTTAATTGATAACACCAACCTTAATCCTGCCACCCCCTTCAATGATGTAAACAAAGTACTCTCTCTTAACACAACTGCTGGAACAATTTCTGGCGATCAATACAATTTACTACCTGATGCAAGATTAGCATTTCCTCTCTCTGCTGCTGGTGCAGGGAATGGCAATAGCGTATCTGAAGTTCTAGAGAATATACCATCTTTTGATATTTTTAGCAATCAATTTGATGATACTGCAGTATTGGGGTTATTTAAACTCCGTCAATCAGTATTTTCACCTAATACTATTGCTCTTGATTATGTTCTTGAAGAGAGCTACCTTGGATCTTTTGATTACTACCGTCAACTCAATGATGAAAATGGTGGACCTGCTAAAAGCTTCTTCTTGGAGACCCTTGACAATAATTCTTCTCAAATTACAACATTGGTTAATCCCAATATTTCTAACAGACTTTCTGTTACTTGGTTAAATGATAAAGGTGTACCAACAAAGAAAGTACGTTTCCTTGGTGATCAGCTTGCTACCCCTGTAACAAATGATACACCTGATACATATAGCACACGTGTAGGAGCTCCTAGCGCAGCTATAGTTGCTTTTAATAGTATACTTGGTACTACAGATGCTCTAATTGCTCTGGGTGACTACACAACACAAGATATTGATACAAAAATAATTGGAAATGTTCCTACTAAGCTACAATCATTATTTGATAAAACAGAAAATTCTGACATTTATAATTTCAATATTGCTGTAGAAGCAGGATTAGGAACTGTTTATGTAAATTCCTTTAACCCTGCTACTAGCGGATATTTTGATGATACTGTTGGTTACAATGCAGTACAAAGTGGCCTCTCTTCACAAAACACTGGTGTAGCATCAGCTGTATTGAGCCAGTACACTGCAGTAGCACAGCAATTTGTTTCTTTTGCTCAAAATAAACGCAAGGATCTGTTGTTTATAGCTGATCCAATTACCAATATCTTTGTTGAAGGTCTCAATATCAAAACTCTTGATGATCCATCCAAGACTTTCTCTAACAACATTTACTGGCCACTAAAAAATCAATTTTCATCAATTGATTCTAGCTATGTATGTGCTTATGCAAACTGTGTCAAGGTAGCTGATATTGCTTCCAGCCAAGAAGTATGGGTTCCTTTCTCTGGATTTGCTGCAGGATTGATGGGCAATACTGATAGCAACTATCAACCTTGGTATGCACCTGCAGGATTTACAAGAGGTGTTGTAACAGGTGTTACAGATCTGGGTATCTTCCCCAAGCAGAAGCAAAGAGATCAATTATATAAGATTAATCTCAATCCAATTGCATTCTTCCCTGGTGAGGGATTTGTAGTATACGGTCAGAAAACTCTGCAAAAGAAGCCAAGTGCATTTGATAGAATCAATGTACGCAGATTGTTCTTGAATCTTGAAACTGCAACAAAGAATTCTGTAAAGTATTTTGTGTTTGAACCAAACACATTGTTCACCAGAACACAAGTATTAAACACTCTCACACCTATATTTGATAATGCAAAAAATACACAGGGTATATATGATTACTTGATTATCTGTGACGAGAGAAACAATACACCAGACATTATTGATGCAAACACACTTGTGGTAGACATTTATCTTAAACCCACAAGAGCTGCAGAATTTATCCTTGCAAACTTCTATGCTACCCGTTCTGGTGTAAGCTTCCAGGAGATTGTTTCATAAACATGAAGGGGAATAAATAATTTTATGGCCGATGTAAATCAACTCATTCAAGACTTCTACAGAGTAGCGCAAAACAGAGAGTTCGCTCGTGATTATAGCTTCAGAGTACTTTCTATTAACACTGGTGGTGCATCAAATGTAACATTTGATCAAGATGATCTAGTTTACATCAAAACTGCCACACTACCTGAAAGATCCATTAGCAATGTAACAGTTCCTTACATGGGTCTCAATTTCAATGTGCCAGGAAATGCCACTTATCCTGGTTCTGATGCTTATAGCTTGACATTCTATGCTGATGCTCAGTCCAAAATCCGTCAAAAATTTGAACAATGGTCACAGGACATCTTCAATGATGCTAATTCTACTGGTAATTACTTTGCCCCTAAGCAGACCGCTGTTATTGACCTAGTACAATTGGATAATCAGATGAATAAGGTTGCTCAATATCAGCTAGTAGGTGTTTCTGTTAGAAGTGTTGGACCCTTACAGTACAATATATCTGATGGAACAGGCAATACAATTGAATTTACCTCCACTATATCATTTCACTACTGGAGAAGATTGAATTAATTAAATAATTAGGTGCAAACCTTTAAAGAATACTATTCTGTTGCGAAACCATCTACAGATCAAGTAAGAAAATCTAATCTTCTTGATACTATTCAGACGGCACTCGATGTAGCTGGATTTGAACCCACAATAGGCACTGGTGCAGATGCAATTAATGTTGTAATTTCTGGATTGCGTGCTGCAGCTGCAAAAGAAACTGATGAGAAAAAAAAGCATTTAATCAATGCAGGTATTAGCGCAATTTCTTTAATTCCTTTTGCTGATTTGATTAAAGCTACAAAATTAAGACACATGAGTAAACCGCTAACAAGAGCTGCTATAAGAGGAGCTCGTGCTTCACACCTATATGCAAAAAATATAAAGCGACAAGACAAGAGACACAACAGTTAATTAAATAATTAGGTGGACAATCCATTCACTTCAGCACTGCAAGGACTAGAAAAGAATTTTACTGGTCTTTTTAATGGTCAGAATCCATCGTTTGCTCCTCAAATAACTGACTTATTTGGATTTAATATACCCGGTGTACCTTTAATAAGCCCAAGAGATTATTTTCTCACTCAAATGGAATGGTGGTTTACCGCTATTCCTATGTCAACACAATGGGTTATTGTAATTGATAATTACCCAGTAGCTCTACGTTCTGATATATTAC